AATTTCACAAATTCAACCTGTTCGCCCAGAAAATACGTCTGGCACAACAGGGATCCGGAATAGGTCCAGCCTTTAAGCTCTAATATTCCCACAACAAAAATTACACTATGTCGAAACTCAGAGGAAGCTTCTGGTCTTCGGCCATCGCTGTTAACAGCGATTACACGATATCGCGCATCTGGCGCAAACTTAACACCATAGTAGTCCTGCACTACTTTGGTTTTGTTAGAATCACCAAGGTGATTCGTGACAAATCGGCTGATATGCCGATAGTCCCTTTACGGAAATCTGTATTTCCGTTTTCTGTTCGCGCGGCTGTCACGAGCTTCGTGCTGCTGGGCGTCCTCTTGACGCTCCGCATTCAGGGTGCCTCTGTGGCCTTCCCGTTATCAACGCATCTGGCGTTGTTCGTCCCCGCTCTGTTCGCGGGTTTTTCGAGGTTTTCTCTGTGCAAACCTCCGCTCACCTCTGCCGCTAAGAGGTCCCTCCGTCAGGCAAAGCGGGAATCTGTTTCCCTTTCTAGCCGGGCCTCTTCTCGCTTCTCTAGGGAAGTCCCTCGCGGCACACGTTCAAGACTTCACAGACGTGTGGTGAGACGAGCTGACACTGCCCCAGTTGAGAGTCCCCAAGACAAGCCTACCCGACGAAACAGCCGACTTGGTAAGACTTCTCACCTCCCTTACGTGGGGGAGGCAGCGTTGGATGATATCCTTCGCTGGATCGAAGAGGTTAATCCTCATCCCTCGATGGTCGCTATTCCAGTGCCCATCACTTTTGGAACCATGCCTGCAACGGCTTGGTGTTCCCACTCTGAAGCCGCAGTTTTGCGTGCCGCCTTGACTATCACGCGGCTGAAACTGATTTCTCCACTCAGGAGAAACACGTACGGTACGTCTATAATGACGTATCTTCTGCCACTAACCGTCCCCGTACGGTTTCTCCCCGCAAGTGCGTCCATTTTTCCCAGTAAATCTAAACTGGGCGTTGAGGTCCCCTCTGGTAGGGACCTTCACACTGCGTTCGTGAGATCTTCTCACGCGAGCGCTTTCTTCTCTGACGCGGTTCGCGCTTCGTTTGTTCCGTCCAGCGCGGAACAATTTTTTCACTTCCGTCGTCAGCGGACGCATGTTCTTGCTATTACAGACCCGGTCCTGTGTGGTACGGTGTCTGTTTTAATGTCGGACGGTGTTAACACAGCACGTCTCGACGTTGTTGCTCCGGCGTACTATGCGTACGCTGAATCTTTGGGCGCCAGAGTGCGCTTTTTGTGGGAGTCGTCCGACGTGGACGACGCTAAAGTTCGTGACGGTCAATGTTATGTCCGTCATGTGTTCGACGTGGCTCTCTACTTTGGGAGACGCGCCGACCTTTCCGTGCGTAGAGCGCTGGGTATGTACCCCACAGTGGGTGCACTAAAGGCTTATCTTGTTCGCGAATACGGTCGCGACTCTCTTAAGGTTCCTATGCGTGGGACCTACACTTTTGGCAGTGTGTTTCACTGCTTGTCGCTAAATCTTCAAGTCGACCTGCGATCTATTCCTAACCATCATTTAGTTGGTGGGACGTCTGCCCACGTCTTAATTGGGCAGGTTCGAGTCAGTGTTCCTGGCTCGATTGTTAAACCTTCACGTTCGGCCGTTCGTAGGCGTAATAGACGCATGCGACGTGATGGTTTTCTCGGTAGTTCCGGTTCTTCTTCTTCTGCGGGGGAGTCGACTCGCTGTTCGGACTGCTCTTCTCCTCGCGGTTTACCTTCTCCTTCCGTTTTAAAACCTTCCCTAGGTCGGATCCCGAGTATAGATCGGCGGTTCCGGTTTCCTGCGGGTACGCAGTTGCGCGTCTCCGTACCTAGGCGGGTCGATGACCATGTTTACGTGTCGACTGGTAGCAACTTCGATGAGTTGTGCCATGCAGTTTTGACACGTATGTCAAAAGGTACAACTCTAGAAATCCTTTTACACTCGATTCGAGAGCGGAAGGGACTACTTGGTTTTGCGGCGTGCTTCCGTTGGGGGTCTTCACACGTGTTTGTAAAGCGTGGCAACTTTACTGCCCGATTTCCTATTTCGGCGGTCAGGTATGAGAATCAGTATGCCGCGGTTATGATGGATGTGGGGACTAGTTGGGTTCCGAAGGGCTACGTTCCCGATGTTGATGTTGTGAAACGTCGGAGAAGTCGTAATCGTCGTTTTCCTCTTTCCCATCGTGCGGTGGATCAGTCGGTCCCCGCGTTACAGTCGAGTCCTGTCGAGGTTGCTTCGGTTTCGAGTGATAAGCCTTCATCGTCGCAGAAGGCTTCTTCACCTTCTACTTCTTCTTCTTCTTCTTTTAACTCGACAAGGAGTTCAGACTGGGTGAATGTCGGTTTCTCTCATCGAACTACTAATAAGGTTCGTGAACCGCGTTATGCTGGTCATCGTAGGATCGGAAATTTTACTTTCCCGAGGGGCACAGTGTACAACACGCCTGTCGATGAGCGCGCCTATAAACGTGTTCTTAGATTGCGAGATACCACAGCCTGTTCCTTTCTCCGTATACTGCTAGCTCGTTTGTCGGGTTACAGACCTTTAAGTGACGAGTTCTTTAACAAGTGTGTCACTTCCCGGTTTGTCGCGTGCATTGAACCTGTGGAATCAGGTCTCGTTAAGGTGCATTTCCGTTCTGATGTTTTCCGTGCCTCTTTCCCGTTTGACGGTCAACCTATACACCCCGCCACGGCTTTGACATTGGAAGTGGTGGTCTCTTGGGATTGGATGGTTACGGCTTTTCAGAATCCCTTGAAGGATGGATATTGCTACATTCGCCATTTCGCCGAAGTTAGTTTGAGCATGGGGCGAATTTTCTTCAGGAGGGACGTCGACTTGGGACCTTTCCCATACGTTTTCGAAGTGCAACACCGTCTTGAAAGGTTGTACGGGAAAGCTGCGTTAAGATACGGTGTTAGGGGTCAATATTCAGCCCCGCGCTGTTTTCACTGTTGCTACAACGATTCACCGAGACCGATGGCGTCCTTTAATGGGTACCATAAGATGGGTGGTGAAGATAACTCCCTGATAATCACAGACACCGACAGGTTGCGTGCTGTGGGGAGTGCCTATGAAAAAGTGAAGAGAAACATACCAGATTCGTTATTGGTTCGGTCTGTAGAAAAGGACCTTATAGAGTTTAATCAGACTCTAGTCGACATGCATCGATCCAGACCGGGCGTTGTCGTACCTTTCCAAATGAGTGAGAATCAGCAAGTGATGCTTACTAGGGCGTACCCGGAATTTAATATTAATTTTATTCATTCCGTACATTCCGATCATCCGGTGGCAGCAGGTTCTAGGGCGTTGGAGAATCATCTCGTTCGTAAACACGCTGGTACCGATTATTCGGATGTGGGGGGTTGTCCGCTGTTTCATTTACGTGCGGGTCACTCCGGCGTTCACGTTTGTAGACCGGTGTACGATGTTAAAGACGCTCATCGTAGAGTAGTCCGTCATCACCAACTTAGTAAGGTTTCGCTAGATCAGAGTGACGGTGTTAAACAAGTTGGCTGGACCGTAAACACGAATTCTGTATGCGGTAACATTTTGGGAGAGTGTTATCATGCATCGGAGGCGATGGTTATGGTTCAAGTTTATGACGTACCGCTACGTGAGTTGTGTAGGGCTATGATAAACAAGAAAACTTCCGTGTGTTATATGACCATGGTTACACCTGGTGAGTTGTTGGACGCCCGCGAGTCCTTTTTTATTAAGGACTTGGATTGTTCGGTTGAGTTAGATCCCATTGCAGACAGGGTTGTTTACTGTTTCAACAATTCTGCGTATACACACACGTACTCCACTATATGTGAGTGTATGCGAACTCCTTGCTTGGTAGTGGACGGGTTTTTGTTTACTATCGAAATGGTATCGCTCAGGTGTAGCGTTAATTACTATTGTATCACCAAGTCGTCGGTCTGTCCGAGAATTAGTGAGACTAAGCGGTTGCGCTACCGTCGGTGTGATAGCGACTTGATTAGAATCAAAATTCCCCGGTACTCCAGTAAGACTCGTAGTTGTTTACCTGGGTGTTACTATTTGTACTTGGACGCCAAGTTTGTAAGTCGCGTGTACGAGTACGTGGTCAATAACTGCGTTGTGGTGAACGCGAAAACTTTTGAGTGGACTTGGAATTACATCAAATCTTGCAAGTCGAGAGTGGTGATCAGCGGGAAGATTATACACCGAGACGAACCAATCGCTTTAGAGTACTTAGATGGGTTTTCTGCGGTTATGCTGTCCGCTGGCGTGAAGGGTAGGCAAAACGCGGACGTTTCTAGACGCTTAGCCGCTTTTTCGGGTGAAACTTCGATTTTCGAGTTAGTGGGGTTTGCTATATCCGAGAAGTGCCGCGACTTGTTCTTGGGTATTCAGGACGCTGTGGAAAGATGCGTGAAGTCGTACCTCAGGAATTCGTTTAATATGAGTTTCGTGGACTTGTCCGACCCCTTACTTACGATTAGCGAATATTCAGAATTGGACGTTCCTATCGACTTACCGGGTTTCGGTGGAATAGTGGACGGTAACGAAACTAGACTTATGGAAGACGGTGTTAAATCGGCTTTATTACGTAAAGCGGTTCAAGCCGAGGCTCAGTTGAGTCTTAAGAGAGGCAATACTTCCGAAATCGTTCCGTGTGATGACGATGACGACTCGAACGGTGATGATTCGCGTGTTTCGCTCGATACGGACTGGTGGTTCGTCCTTCGGGGTGGTAGTTCTGGCGGGTTGCGAGCTGGAGCCGCCCCTTCTTTGTTTAGGTGTTTACTCAGGAAATTGGGTGGGGGTTTATGTTTGGCAAAGAAAGTGTTGGAACTGTTAGTCAAGCGGGTGGTTGAATCGTTTTCTCGTTTGAAGCGGAAAACCGCTCGTTTAACGTCCTTCGCTAATTTGTTGCTTGCGAGGCTCTCTTGCGGGTTTTTCGATGACACTGTTTTTTCTGCGGTCTGGGAAATAGCGATCAACCTGACCAGGATCGTCGATGGAGTAGTCAAGACAAAACTGGGGTGCTTTCGTAATTTATTTCGATTGATTCCCAAGTTATACGCTGGTTGTAAGGACGTTGTGAAGGACGTTAGTAACGCTTACAGGTCGGTTGTCTCGTTTTCCGCTGAGGTTTTGGGTAAGAGTTACTCTAAACTTTGTCAGTTTTGCTTGGAAATATTTGACATCGGGCTTATTGAGGTTTCTGCTCGTAATTTGGGACTGGAAACATGCGTTTCAATAGCACTAGCTATTTTTGATGTGTTGATTACTTTTCCTTTGGGGAGCGTTAGTTTTCCCGTCGTTTGCGCTAGGGTTTTCGGTCGTCTCGCTATGGAAGTGGGATCGAACTTTTTGTTTAAGAAAGTTTTCGGTAAACCCGAAACTCTTGGTGAAGATACTTTCCGTAGGACTGTGAGTATGGTTTTGAGGCCCAAAGCGTTTGACAAGCTTTCCGTGGATGCGAAAGGTTTAGTTAGGTGCTCTGGTGTTATTCCTGGAGTGTTAAGGATAATACTATCTTCCTTGTTTTCCGAAGATGACGCTTGGGTGGGTTATAGTAAACATGAAGTTTCTTCCCTTCCTATTGTTACCTTTTGTGTGAAGAGATTGTCTTATTCTCTGGAGCGGTGTAAGGAAGCGTGTGTCGCATTTATTGTTGACTCTGCTAAGAAGATTTTGAAATCTTTAACTTCAGAGTTCAACGAATCCATTCAAAACTCCGACTTGACCAGTGGTGCTAAGTCCTTGTACGGGCACGTGAGCTCGATACTTTACACCTCTAGTGGTGTGATTAATAAAGCAGGAAGCGCCGTCGCTACTGTTAAAGCGGTCGGGAGTGATATCAGTGGTCGTGTGAAACGTATGCGACCCCGATTTTCTCTGTCCCGTCACTTTGACGAGCAGACTAGTGAGTACTACTCTGCTAGCGATTGTTCCGAACTAGATGAGTCGTTGTTTAGTGAAACGCCTGGTCTTCGTGGAAACGCCAGGTGTAGAGATTTGTTTCGTATCGTGTCTAGACGCGCGGTAGCGTGTTGTGAGTACGTGACAATTCTTTTGAAACGGCTAGCGTCGCGTGCCGGTGAATACTCCTACTCGTATGTGATGGATACGCTCGTGAGATTGTATGTGGCGACCGATGATGTTGTTAGACGGTGCAGGTCCTTTACGTTCGACTGTACTGATAAAGCATCTAATTTCGTCACCGGGTTTCTTAGTTGGCGCAGCTTACGTTCTGGTGCGTACTCTGCAACTCCAGGGTTGGGTGGTGGTAGTAGAGGTTTAACGTCGTTTTCTCACACCGGTGGATTCACGCGCGTTATCGGCGCTCTTGGGAACACCTTATCGGTGGTGTTTGATGAGGAATTCTTCAGAACTTTGCTGCATCGGTTGAGGGCAGATGTTGTGGTTTTACTGGTGGAGTTCTTGAAAAACCTTCCCGTTTGTTTGTTTTCAATATACACTTTTATTGAATGTCGGGGTAGGATCTTTCCTTTAAGAGAGTTCCTATGGGGTTTTTGTCGTTTCGTTTGGGATGTTATCGAGGGGTTGTCCATCAATACTTATCAATACCTCTCTGCTGTCGCTGAGAAAGTGTATCGAGGTGCCTTTAATCGTCGATTTAACGAAGAGGATGAGAGGACGCTTCGAGTGATCACGGAAGCAGAGGGAAGAATCGAATTTTTGCGAGTTGTTCTCGCGGAAATGGAAAGGTTCCGTGCTGCGTCGAACGAGGTTTCTTCGTCGAGGTCGTCTGATAGTCCTTCATTCCCACCTACTTACGGTGAAATTGAGGAGTTAAATGATGATTCCTCCGATAGTGCGCTAGTGATAGGCGTCGACAACGGTACCGGCCGCACTATCGTTGACGGTGAGACCGATTCTGCGTCCGGTAGCGATAGTGACGTTTCTATCCCGTTGGATCGCGATTTTGAACAAATCGGGCGTCTTGGCGGAAACGGTAACGTCGATGTCGTTCGGCTGGGTTTGAAATTCGTTCTGAAGTTGTTACGCAACCTATTCGATGCTAGAAGTTTTAAAGTGTTGTATGGGTTGTTACTTCAAACCCTTTTTTATGGTGGTTCGGTAAATAAATTTGTGTGTCGTCTGGTCTTTAGTCTTGGGACTTGCTTACCTTTCGAGTTACTCCGATTTGCGTGTTCAGCGAGGCGGTTGTTGAAGAGTTTGGCATCATTTGTTTACCAGACTAACCTTTTCAGCGAAGTTATGGTGGAGCATTTGTTTAGCGTTTCCCGACTGCTTTATGATTCCCGGTACTTCGCGACTGTGTTTTCGGAATTGGAGAGACTTAACTTCTATTTAGACTATTTCCTTTCGCTCCCGAAGAGATATCTATTCCCTAATTCTAGGGCTCGTAGTTGTGCTAGGGTTCCGGTTCCCGTGATTAGGACCGAAGGAGTGGCACCAGTCCGTGAGAGATCACTAAATGACATACTGGACTCTTTAGACTCTTTAAAGGTGTCGGACCTCAAAGGGAAGTCGACGTTCGTTGATGATGGGGAGTCGGATTCCGGTAGTGAACATTCGGGTAGTTCGATTTCGTTCGGTTCCGTCAACGAAGAAGTTTTAAATGCGGTAAATGGTGACAGCGTTTGCGAAAAAGCCCCGTTGATGAAGCATGTTACCGCACTTAGCAGGTTGGAACGCCACCCTAGTGGTCGTAAAGACATTCCTGTTTCTAGGAAAACTTTTGTGCGTGGTGAATCTTCGGGTGTGAAATCGAAGGTGAGTATGTGCGATTACTTGGTGACCTTGAATTCTTCGTTTGGCACAGTGCCTGACATGTACCCTGTTGCGCGTGACATAACGTATAAGAAACTGACTAACGCCATGCGCGAATTCTATTACTCGCAAAAAATAACCTTGTACGAACTTCACGGGAAGTTGAGTTCCTATTGGGACGAGTTGAAGGTCGCAGGTTTCGATAGAAAGTTAACGAGAATGGATTTGGACGATGATGTCTATGTTGTTGACTTTAATCGGAAATTGTTGGTGGGGAGAAACGGATCTCATCCGTTTCGTAATACGTTAAAGTCCTATTGTTTTATGTTTTGTAACGATGGGTTGGTTCCTTGCCCGCGTTCTCAGAAATATGATTATGCTTTGATTTCTAATCAAACGTCTTTTGTTGCCGCGAATTCGTTCTTACGTGCCGTGGATGGTAAGGATTTGACTTTTACCAATGAGGAACATAGCCTTATCGTTTATGAAGCTCCTCCCGGTGGTGGTAAGACTCATTCTTTGGTGAATTCGTACGCGGATTATTGCGTTAAAGTATCTTGTTTAGTAGTGACCGCTAACAAGAATTCTCAAACCGAGATATCTCAGCGCATATCTAATGAATTGATGGGCAGGAAGCTAGCTGCTAAGTATGTTACCGATGCAGCTTCCAGAGTGTTCACTGTAGATTCTTACTTAATGAATCACTTGCGACTTACGACTCAACTGCTGTTTATCGACGAGTGCTTCATGGTTCATGCTGGGGCAATTGGAGCCGTGGTTGAGTTCACGTCTTGTAAAGCGGTGGTTTTCTTTGGTGATAGTAAGCAAATCCATTACATTCACCGAAACGATCTCGGGGTTTCCTTTGTTGCAGATATTGATGCGTTTATTCAACCGGAACATCGTATTTACGGCGAAGTGTCCTATAGGTGTCCTTGGGACATTTGCGAGTGGCTTTCCGAGTTTTACCCGCGACACGTAGCTACTGCTAATGTAGGGAGTATTGGGAAGTCGAGTGTGTCAATAGAGGAAATCAATGGGTGCGATGACGTACCTTACGACAAGGCGGCGAAGTACATTGTGTACACTCAGGCTGAAAAGAACGATTTGCAAAAACACCTCGGTCGCTTAACCGTGGGTCGGAACAAGGTAGTACCAATTGTAAATACCGTTCATGAGGTACAAGGAGAGACCTATAAAAGGGTACGTCTGGTGAGGTTTAAGTATCAGGAGGATACCCCGTTCTCTTCAAAGAATCATATTGTGGTTGCTTTGACTAGACATGTTGATTCTTTGGTTTATTCCGTACTTACTAGTAGGAGGTACGACGATACTGCGACTAACATAGATAGGGCGAAGGAAATTTTTGACAAATTTCGTTCGTCGAATCACTCGTACGGTTCGTCATCGTTAGAGTGGTACCTTGAAAAGTATCCTACCGAATATAAGGGTAGTAAAGCATCCTCTGCTCCGATAAGTTGCATTAACGAATTTCTTAATGAGGTCGTCGTTGGTTCTTCTGTCGTGCAGTTGGGTGATGTGTCTGAAGAACTAAGTTCACGTCCCTTTGAATCGGGTTGTGATAATGTTACTGTAAGAGACACCGCCCCTCCTGACTCGGGTAACTTACACGAACCGGCTCGCGTTCGGCGTAGTAAGGTCACAAGCAATTCCTCCAAGAAAAGCGTCACTGCAAGAAAACCTTCTGTCGTACGAAAGTCGTAATTATAACTTTATCAAGACGGAACGGTTTGTTGGACCAAGCGAATTTGGTAGGGCGATGGCTGCTGCTGTTATCGAACGTTGTTTCAAAATGGAAGAGATGGCTAAGATAAGGTGTGATATTATATCCCTTACTGAAGCTAACATTTTAAAATGGCTCGATAAGCGCACTCCCTGTCAAATAAAGGCCGTACACGGGGAGTTGAAACTTCCCTTTTCGGTGGAGGAGCAAATTTCCAACTTCAAACTGATGGTTAAACGTGATGCTAAGGTAAAACTTGACGATTCAAGTCTATCTAAACATCCCGCTGCTCAGAACATCATGTTTCATAAGAAGTTTATCAATGCCATATTTTCCCCGTGTTTCGACGAGTTCAAAAATAGAGTGTTGTCCTCGCTTAATGACAATATCGTGTTCTTTACTGAGATGACGAACGCTGGGTTAGCGGAAATTATCAGAAGAATCATTGGTGACGACGACAACTTATTTGTTGGGGAAGTGGATTTCAGTAAGTTCGATAAGTCTCAGGATTTGTTCATTAAAGAGTACGAACGTACGTTGTATTCCGAGTTTGGGTTCGATACCGAACTTCTCGATGTGTGGATGGAAGGTGAGTATCGCGCTAGAGCCACCACGCTGGACGGTCAGCTGAGTTTTTCAGTTGATGGTCAGCGTCGTTCTGGAGGTTCAAACACTTGGATTGGGAATTCCTTGGTTACTCTAGGTATCCTTTCGTTATATTACGACGTTTCGAAGTTTGACTTACTCCTCGTTTCTGGAGACGATTCTTTAATTTATTCGAGTGAAAAGATAAGCAACTTTTCTTCCGAAATTTGCTTAGAAACAGGTTTTGAGACTAAGTTTATGTCTCCGAGCGTGCCATATTTTTGCTCAAAGTTTGTGGTTCAGACCGGTAACAAAACGTGTTTTGTGCCTGACCCTTATAAATTATTAGTAAAGTTGGGGGCTCCACAAAATAAGTTAACCGATGTCGAGTTATTTGAGTTGTTCACTTCTTTTAAGGACATGACGCAGGACTTTGGTGATCAAGTGGTTTTGGAGAAGCTGAAGTTGCTAGTCGAAGCTAAGTACGGTTTCGCTAGTGGGACCACTATGCCAGCATTGTGCGCTATTCATTGTGTGCGATCGAACTTTCTGTCCTTTGAGAGGTTATTTCCTTTCATTAGGGGTTGGTATGTTGTTGACGCTCTAAAACTCAGACAGCTTAGGAAACTCACTAATTTGATCTGTGAACGTGTAGTTTACGACAATCGGGTGAGTTATTTTTCGTACTTCGATAACCCGTTCACTAAACCTGACGCTAACGACGATAACGTGGACGACCTCGGACAAGCGGGTGAATTAGCAACCGGCTGATCGATTGATTAGTTCTCGCTGAGAGCTAATGTGGGTAGTTGAGTCAGGATGTTTGCCTTCGCGAGCGAAAGCCAAGACTTGTTAGAAGAAAAAGTTTTTCGTCGTAGAACTTACCATCGTAAATATTTTGGTGACGTGGTTAAGGACTTCACTATCGATATTGGTTATGATACTACCGATCGCGATCCTACTGTATTGGCCGATTATTTCTCATTGTATTTCTTTTTACTTAACAACGATAGTGTTGGGCCTATAGCAGCCTCAATTGTGGTAAGCCCACCGGTTAGCGGGACTCATAAAATTCGAGCGCATATCGATAATCAACCGAACTGTGAAGGTAACGTGACTTACGTTAAAACCTTCGACAAAAGTCGCTTTGTGATTCGCGTTAAAGCGTCCCCGTCTATGAGAGGTTACTACTCTTTTCGGGTGTTTCTTAGTAGCGATGTCGCTAGCGAACGCAGCGAGTTCGTGTGCAGTTTTGTTGGTAGCAGGTTTCTTTGCTGTTGTACACAAACGATATCTGAAAATTTGAGTAAAGTTTGTTCATCTTCCTTCTTCTTCAGAGCAGTTTCAGAAACCGCGACCAACGAATTTTCTGTTGCGACTGATGATGTGGAAGACGTTAAGTACATAAGAAAACAAGCCGAGGGTTTTTCACGTTGCGCTGACCCATACCCTCCTAGGTGTTATCGTAGCACTAATTTGGGCGATTCTTCAGGGGTTCAGAGTCGTACGATTGAAGAGGAAGGTTATATGACGGGCACTGCAGGTAACGTCGCAGTCACCGTCCCGAATACTCCACTAGTTAGTGCTGTCTCTCCGTATATCGCAGGGTACAACGAGAATGCACGCTCGCGCGTCTCATTAATACGCCGGGTCTGTTGTTACGCCGTTTGCGTTTTAGTGGTGTCCGTTCTTATAATGAGCGGTTTATTAGCCATTATATTTATATGATTTAGTGTAGTAACTCATAAGGTACAATTACTTACTTAAGACTCGCCGTTTGACTCTGTTTAAACGGGGTTTAATGGACTGCGTAATTCAAGGGTTTTTAACTTTCCTAGTTGGTATAGCTGTGTTTTGTGCCTTTGCCGGACTGATTATCATTGTTATAACAATTTATCGGTGCACGATTAAGCCCGTCAGAAGTGCTTCCCCTTACGGCACTCACGCGACTGTCTAAGCGGTATGGTGCTTTTGGGTTTAGACTTCGGTACCACGTTTTCAACGGTGGCTATGGCTACACCTTCAGAGTTAGTTATACTCAAACAATCCAATTCATCGTACATACCTACGTGTTTACTCCTGCATGCGGAACCTAACAGCGTATCTTATGGTTACGATGCGGAATATTTAGCGGCTTCTGGGGAGTCTGGTTCGTTTTACAAAGATTTGAAGCGGTGGGTTGGTTGCACTGCGAAGAACTACCAAACCTACTTACACAAACTATCACCTTCCTATAAGGTGATAGTGAAAGAGTTTGGAACTAAGAGCGTGCCGGTGCCATATTTGTCACCTCTGAATAACGATTTAGGACTCAGCGTCGCTTTACCTTCACTGATTGCTTCGTATGCCAAATCCATTCTGTCGGATGCGGAACGAGTGTTCAATGTAAGCTGCACTGGAGTTATATGTTCGGTACCTGCTGGTTATAACACGTTACAACGAGCTTTTACACAGCAGAGCATATCGATGTCGGGTTACTCTTGTGTGTACATTATTAACGAACCTTCAGCAGCCGCGTACTCCACTTTACCTAAGTTGAATTCGGCAGATAAGTATTTAGCCGTTTACGACTTCGGCGGTGGGACTTTTGATGTCTCTATAGTTAGCGTTAGATTACCCACTTTCGCCGTTAGAAGTTCGAGCGGTGACATGAATTTAGGCGGTAGAGATATCGACAAAAAGTTATCCGATAAAATATACGAAATGGCTGATTTTGTGCCGCAAAAAGAATTGAACGTTTCTAGTTTAAAGGAAGCTTTATCTCTTCAAACCGATCCGGTCAAATATACTGTGAATCATTACGGAATGAGTGAGACCGTATCAATTGATCAAACGGTGTTGAGGGAGATAGCCTCGGTGTTCATAAATCGAACGATAGATATACTTACGCAAGTTAAGGTTAAGTCTAGTATGCCCGAATCGCAAAGTTTGAAGTTAGTGGTAGTCGGTGGAAGCTCGTACCTACCAGGGTTGTTGGACGCTTTGGCAACCGTGCCTTTTGTGTCTGGGATAGTGCCGGTGGAAGACGCAAGAACCGCTGTCGCCACAGGGTGCGCTTTGTATAGCGAGTGCTTAGATGGTAGGTCTAAGGCCCTACTAATAGATTGTATTACGCATCATTTGTCGGTCACGACGTTTAGCGCGGATTCGGTCGTTGTTGCAGCGGCCGGTAGTCCAATTCCTTTTGAAGGTGAACAAAAACTCACGTTACGCAAATGCGTTAGTACGTCTAACTATCAAGCAAGAATGTTCGAAGGGGATTACGAAAAAGTTTTCCGAAATGAACGTATATACGCAGCTTCGATATCATTGTTTACATTAGGAGTTAATTGGAGTGTGCCTAACGACGTTGAGATGACTCTCGTGACCAAAGTGGACTCGATGGGTAAAGTGGAATTTTACCTTAAAGGTCCATCTGGTGAACTGGTTAACGTGCAAGGTACTTCGCATTACGATTATGCTGGTATGCCTCACCCCACTAGAAAGCTGGTGAGGCTTAGCGATTACAATGTAAACTCCGCCGCTTTAGTTTTAGCTTTGACATTAACTCGCGAAAAACGAGAAAAGTTCCTTTTGCGAACATTATTTGACACTTTACTAGCGGATTTACGAAAGACAGCAAGTTTAGGCGAGTACTCAAAGAAGTACCCGATCACTCGAAACGATATCGATGTCGTCTCATCACGTATGGGGATCGTTGTTTCGAAAGTTTTACGGGGAAGCGATTTGGAAAGAATACCTCTCTGAATCAACTCGAAATTTCGATGAAAGAAATGTATCGTTAGACCACACTTTGAGTTCGGGTGTGGTCGTCCGTAGGCAGAGTCTTTTGAATGCGCCTCAAGGTACTTTCGAGAACGAGTTAGCGCTATTGTACAATTCGGTGGTGATTAACGATTTTGTTGAGTTGACTGGTATGCCCTTGAAATCTTTGATGACAGGTATCGAAGACCGTAAGGTACCTGACGAATTAATATCCGTTGACCCGCACGAAGTCGGATGTAGATTCACGTTAAACGACGTGGAATCGTATCTAATGAGCAGGGGTGAAGATTTCGCTGATCTAGCGGCGGTCGAGCATTCGTGGTGTTTGAGCAACTCTTGTGGTAGACTATTAAGTTCGACTGAGATAGATGCTTACAAAACCTTGGTGTTTACTAAGAATTTTGATAGTAATGTATCCGGAGTGACTACTAAGTTAGAGACTTATCTATCGTACTGCATATCATTGTACAAGAAACATTGCATGAAAGACGATGATTATTTTAATCTTATCTTACCTATGTTTAATTGTTTAATGAAAGTGCTGGCGTCGCTTGGTTTGTTTTATGAGAAACATGCCGACAATCCGCTACTGACCGGAATGCTCATAGAGTTTTGCCTAGAAAATAAGGTGTATTACTCTACTTTTAAAGTGAATTTAGACAACGTCAGATTGTTTAAGTCTAAAGTGTTGCCTGTGGTGTTAACGGTTTGGGATATATCCGAGCCTGATGACCCAATGGATGAAAGGGTGCTGATTCCTTTCGATCCTACGGATTTCGTGCTCGATTTACCTAAATTGAATATACACGATACAATGGTGGTGGTGGGTAATCAAATCAGACAGTTAGAATACGTAGTCGAAAGCGATGCTTTAGACGATCTATCTCAACACGTTGATTTACGTTTAGCAGCGGACAATCCCGATCTACGCGTTGGTCTGCGTTGGGCAGGGATGTTTGTGTACTACGGTGTTTATCGGTGTGTTGTTGATAGAGCGGTGGAACGACCGACGTTGTTTAGATTGCCGCAGAAACTACTGAGTCAGGATGATGGCGAATCGTGCTCATTACACATGGGTTCCGTCGAAGCTTTATTCAATCTGGTGCAGAAAGTGAACAAGGACATAAACGTTAGACGTCAGTTCATGGGACGTCATAGTGAAGTGGCTTTGCGACTGTATCGCAACTTAGGTTTGAGGTTTCCACCGATCTCATCGGTTAGGTTACCGGCTCATCACGGTTATTTATACGTCGATTTTTACAAAAGAGTACCTGACGGTGCTGTTACCGCCGACGAACTCGAAAGTTTACGTCAATTACGCTCATCCGTGGACGTTATGTGTAAGGACAGGGTGTCAATCACACCTCCACCATTCAATCGACTTAGAAGAGGTTCTTCTAGAACATTTAGAGGTCGAGGCGCACGCGGTGCGAGCTCGCGTCATATGAGCAGAGACGTGGCGACTTCCGGGTTTAATTTACCTTATCATGGCAGGTTATACAGTACTTCCTAAAACCGATGATAAAGAAATGGATCCTGTGAGTGCTGCCGTGCCCGGTAAGTATCCGGATGTCATTGAAAAGTTCGTGGCCAATAGGTCCGTAGATGCGTTAATAGAAGGCGTTATAAGTAAATTGGATACCAATTCAATATACGAAGATTCCACTGAAAAGTTTACTGGTGAACACTTGAAATACGTTATGGTTACTATGGACACTTTCTTATTAGAAAACTACAAAACGAAAACGGAAGATCTGTTGGTTCACTTAACTATGATCCAAAAGAGGTTATACACTATATCCACGAGCACTAAAACCAAGTTTCGCGATAAAGGTTGTATTAGTTACGTACAAGGGGGTTTACGATATAAGTTGTTGGACAAAGTAGTTTTTCCTTTCATTATATCGAAATTTACCGACAGGGAGACTCCAAACGCTCTACGTAAGTTTGCTTGCACTTTCGAGGAGTTACACTTGTGTATGGCTAGGTTAAGACCCGACTTATACGAAAATAAAAGGACGACCAGGGCTGGGACTCCACATTTAAAGGGCTACCTATCAGCTGACTTTCTCTCAGGTTCTCTCCCTGGGTACTCCGAACATGAACGAGGTATCATTCTTCGAGCGTCCGAGTCTATGTTAGCTAGACGTCAAGGTTACGAGGAGGCGACCGAGCTTCTTAACCTACGCGATTTGGGTAAGTACTTATAGTTGGTTTGGGGACGGTAACATTATACTATCCCATGAGCGCTGCCTTAAGGGTCGTTAATTGACGACTTTTGATATATTTACTAGGTTTGAATTATGGACGACGAAACAAAGAAATTGAAGAACAAAAACAAGGAAACAAAAGAAGGCGACGATGTTGTTGCTGCCGAGTCTTCTTTCAGTTCCGTAAACTTACACATCGATCCGACTTTGATAACGATGAACGATGTGCGTCAGTTGAGTACCCAACAGAACGCTGCTTTGAACAGAGACTTATTCCTTACTTTGAAAGGGAAGCATCCTAACTTACCTGATAAAGATAAGGACTTTCGCATAGCTATGATGTTGTATCGTTTAGCAGTTAAGAGTTCATCATTACAAAGCGATGACGACGCCACGGGTATAACGTACACTCGGGAGGGTGTTGAAGTGGATTTGTCTGACAAACTTTGGACTGACGTCGTGTTTAACTCTAAGGGTATTGGTAACCGTACTAACGCCCTTCGAGTTTGGGGTAGAACTAACGATGCCCTTTACTTAGCTTTTTGCAGACAGAATCGCAATTTGAGTTATGGCGGACGTCCGCTAGACGCAGGGATTCCGGCCGGGTATCATTACTTGTGTGCGGATTTCTTGACTGGGGCTGGTTTGACTGATTTAGAATGTGCTGTGTACATACAAGCTAAAGAACAATTATTGAAGAAGCGAGGGGCTGATGATGTCGTAGTTACTAATGTCAGGCAGCTTGGGAAATTCAACACACGTTGATCTGTTGCGTTCCGATTCCCGGTTTCTATCGGGATGGTGGAGTTTCATCGTGAACGTGGGTGATATAATCGTCCGGTTCGCGTTACACGTTCCTAATGAAGATATGCTGAATAGTTTTTCAGCTATATCGAATTGTACGATTATAGCGGACGGTAGTGCTTTACTAAAAGATAATACTGTGGTCGATCGTTTAGAAGGCATGAATCCTTTGGCTTATTTATTAAAATTAGCGAAAACGACTACTACTATTTGTTTTACTATGTCTAATAAGGTTCTTTTTGGTACTACTAAATCCGAACCACTTAGTTGTTTAGCTATCACGTCGGATCGAGTTTTATTCAAAGTTGTTATGGGTACTAACGTTGACGATTCTCGATGCGGCTGCAGTATTTGGTTTTACAACAACGGTACGTTTCAAAATGGATTGATCCGTTGTAATAATCTCGTCACTTTGTTTAGCGTGACTTAGACACGAAGTGACTGTTCGGATTCAATTGCTGCAATGAGCATTCGGCGCTCGTGGTTAAAGGTTATGGCTGTAGTTACGGTATTATGGTACGGTAAAGAGCCTTCCATTAGTGAAGGTTACAATGCTCTCATGAATGATGACTTTAAGTTTATCGATACGCATTTTACAAACGTTTCTTACGCTAAGAAATGTTACGATTTGGCTAATTTCGATTTAGACTTTCTACGCATCGTTATCATTCCTTTGAGTGGGGGTACGGTGAATGAATCGCGTGCTGATCGCACTAACGTTTCAGAAATTGTCGAATCGCATGTGAGCGACCGAGACAGGATGAGCATCTTGTTGCGTAATAAGCGGATCCAAATTCCTTCGCTCTTACCTTGCGATAACTAGAGTCTACTCAGTAGTACGTCTATTAGTATAACGTATTAAGCACTTTAGTAAAGGGTTTTGTTTAAATCAAACAATATGCGAGCTTACTTTAGTGTTAATGATTACATAAGCCTTTTGGCTAAGGTCAGCGCTGTTGTGGAACGTTTATGCGATCCCAGCGTAACTCTTGCGGAAGTGATGGACGAAATTAATGACTTTAACTCGTTTCTCGCTTTAGTGCACTCTATGAAGTCAGACATGAACGGAGACCATCAGGATGGCCACCACGAGATGGGTGAACACAAGTCTCGGTTGTTATGCAACATAGAGGCGAAATTGCGAGTACTTCTCGACATCATAAGACGTCGGTTCACTCGCGACAAGCTGCTCTGTACTAGCGCGACAGATGTCATGGGCTTCTTTGTAATGAGGTACATGAGTTCTAGCCACACCAGCTTCGAATCCGTAATGAGGACGGAGTTGAGGTTGGTGGTTAAGGCGGTACTGTCGGATTTATCCCGCGCGCATAAACTGGATTTTAGCGAGCGAGCTTTTGCGGCTTATGGTATCCTTTTGCAAAAGGGTACTGTGTCGACCGTTTGCGGTCAGTTTGACATTAATTTAGTCTCTCCATCTTGCGTGTAGGTTAATACGCTTCTCAGAACGTGTGGTTGTATTAACTAACTTTAATTCGAACAAATATATTGTGAAAGTCTGCGAGTTACAATGGATAATACTAGCGGACAAACTTTCGTTTCTGTGAACCTTTCTGACGAAAGCAACACAGCGACCACTGACGTCGAACCCGTGAGTTCGGAAGCGGATCGCTTGGATTTTTTACAGAAAATGAATCCCATTATTATCGATGCTTTGATACGGAAGAATAGTTATCAGGGCGCTCGCTTTCGCGCGAGAATAATAGGAGTGTGCGTGGATTGCGGTAGAAAACACGATAAGGGGTTGAAGACTGAACGTAAGTGTAAGGTCAACAATACGCAGTCTCAGAACGAGGTGGCGCATATGTTAATGCACGACCCCGTTAAGTATTTAAACAAAAGAAAAGCTAGAGCCTTTTCTAATGCGGAGATATTTGCGATTGATTTGGTTATGTACACCAAGGAAAGGCAATTGGCTATTGATTTGGCCGCTGAAAGGGAGAAAACGAGACTGGCTCGTAGACACCCGATGCGTTCTCCGGAAGAAACTCCGGAATATTATAAATTCGGTAGGACTGCTAAAGCAATGTTACCGGACATCAACGCCGTAGACGTTGGTGATAACGAGGAAACTTCGTCGGAGTATCCAGTGAGTCTGAGTGTTTCTGGCGGAGTTCTCCGCGAACACCACTTCATCTGATTGAAGTGGACGGAATAAGTTCCTCGCGGAACTTTGTGTTGGGTTGGTAAAGACCCTTATGATGGTGATATATCACTAGACAATAACCGGATGGGTAAAGTCTTTAAAATGATCGAGGGGAAAATTAACCGTATCCTCTCGTTGGTCTAAGCTCCCACAGAGTGGTAGTGGTCTCAAGTGAGGCTTAACGTATGCGTGAACCAAAGAAGTTCTCCTTAGAGTGTGTGTTGTTTACCCAACGCACTGTCCCTATGGGGGGCCAACATAGGTCCA